TCTTTCAGTTCATTTCTTACATATTGTTTTACATGTATCATTTCATGTATTAGAGATGTTACAAAGTCATATAAGCATAGTTTCTTTTCTAACTCAATAATAAACTCACGATTATTATCTTGTATTTCTACAAGTCCCCATGCTTTATCTCTTTGAGGGATACTTTTTAACTCAATCGTAATCTCTAGTGTTCTTAGTCTTGGCAAAAGTTTCTTAATCATAAATGCTACGACTTTATGTGCAACTTCTCTTTGAGACTTCCTGCCACCAACGACTTCAATTAAATTGTCTCTCATGATTCTCATGAATATCCTCTCAAAAGAAAACACTATTATACACTACTGGACGAGAAATGTCAAGCATGTAAGTTACTGATAAATAAAGAGTTTAAAAATAATTTTATTACTCATTGAGCATAAAATCATCATTCCAGTTAAATGCTTCCTTAACAACTTGTTTTGATAAACCTTTGACCATCTGATGTAACTTTTTATCCTTTGCGGATATTAACACCTTTGCTTCTTCTTCTTGTAGACCTTCAAGCATGCGTACGAACATTTGTTCTTTCTTAAACTGTGGTGTTTGTCTATCAGCACCTTTAATAAAATGCCATATCTTTCTACACTCAGATTCTAGAACTGTATGTTCAGTTCCTGCTGGTGCTTCATTAGCAACATAAGGAACATTTCCTACTGGTAATACCCATTCAATTTTTGGGTCAAACGATGATTTAATTAACATCTTTAAAGAGTCACTTTCATGTTCTTTTAAGATATCAATCTTTTGTGGTTTAGTTTTTGCCTTTGATACTTTGTCAAAGATCTCATTAAATAATAAATGCATTTTAAAATTCTCCAATCGATTCGGTTAATGTTTTAAGTTTATTCTCAATAAAATAATTAAATAGTTTACTTCTATCACCACATGGTGCTGAAGTATATTCATCTAGAATCTGTTCCTCTAACTCAGCAGGAATATTATCTAGATTAATTAACATGACATTCCTTTGATAGTTTCTCTTAATTTCATTAGGATAACTATCAACATCTAGATTTAACAGACTTTCCAACTTTTTCTTACTAAGTGGTTTCTGTCTTATCTCATTTACAAAGGTTTGGTCAGGTGATAATACATTCGGAACACCATCACCTTTATCTCCCCTAAGTACATGTTCTTGTATATATGTATAAGGGTTGATATCATTGATAAATTTCTTTTGTGTTGGACTGTATTGTTTTACATTGTCATATTTTTGTAATTGTATAAAATCTTTATCACCAGATACTATCATTACTTTCTCATTTTGGTATTTCTTACAAAGAGTAGCAATTATATCATCTGCTTCGGCACCATATACCTCTAAAAATTTATATGGGAATATAGTTTTTAGTTCAGACTTTATATTATTTAGAACTTGAAATATTTTATCCCAATCTTTGTTATCTGTTTCTCTACCTTTCTTACGACTTGCTTTGTATTCTGGGAAATAATCTTTTCTCCAGTAATGTCTAGAGTCGTATGCCAAAACTACTTCACCATATTCATCTATAAATTTACTTCTATACATTCTAACTGAATTTAAAATCATATGACGAACAGCATCTTCTTCTACTTCAGAACTCTTAGTCATATGTTGATGCATCATTAAACTTGCTAATGATATTTGGTTCATATCCAATATTATCATGCTCGTACTCCATAGTATGCATTGAAACTCATACTTCTCCTTTCGCCATCAGTGTAGAAAGGATAGACCGAGTGTTTCAACCAAGAAGGAAATACTAACATCTTTCCAACTTCAGGTTTAAACATTGCCGTATCACTTCTAAAATCTTCTGACTGACCATACATAAACTCGATAAATCCAGTTGATGGGTAGTGGTCTCTAGTTTCAATATCGTATTCTTTTTCCATATCTTTCGGTATCTTTAAATAAATTACAGCAGAAAAATTACCACTGTGTTTATGCCAAGGATTGTATTCTCCAGGATACTGACTTACAATCCAACTTTGTGCTATATTGATATTATCTTTTGTTGGTGTTGGTAATCCACCACTTACTTTCATCCAATCATAAGCACGATTTAATTCTATCATTTCTTTCAGATAATCAAGACATGCAGTTTTCATAATGTCTAAACAGTATGTAGACTCATCTTTATCTGTCATTGGTATCTGTACTTCTTTCTTAACTTTACCAACTAACTTTTCTGAAAAATCCCACTCTTTAGATTTTACATCATTACTTAAAACATCATCACCTATCCTATTAATTATTTTAATAAACTCATCTGGTGCTTTAGTTTCTAGTATTGTTGGACTAAACTTTTGGTGGAACTTCATCATCACCTTCTTCATCATCTGTAATAATTCCTACAACACTTGTAGGCATGCCAGGAAATTCATCAGACATTAAATCTTCTTCTGAAAATGCACCACTATAAATATCTTTTCCTTCAGACTCAGCAGTGTCTTCGTCATCCAACACATCTTCATAACCTGAGTCAATTAAATTCATTAGAAACTCAGTATCAATATTAGAATATCTAACTGTTTCACCAAAGTCATTTTCAACTTCACCCCTTAACATAGTCAAGTCAGTTAATTCTTGAAGTATGTGTGGATATTTAAATTGCCTAAACAAACAAGATTTTACTGCTTCGGCAACCAAACCTATATCAGTTATATAATTGTCATCACCAATATCAATATCATCTTCTTGCATACTGTATATTAATGCGACCATTAAACTTTCAGTCATCGCATCAACTCTTGCTAATTTCTCAGCAATCTTTTTTTGTGTAGATTCTTCTTTCTTTTTGTTTATAGGTATTGGTTCATTTAATCCCACCTGTGTACCAGATTTTACAGTTCCTGACCATGGACCATAAACTACATTATCTTTTACTTTATCACTCATCGTAAAAATCACCTCTTCCTTCAAAACAAATACTATTAGGTTCTTCTATTAATCTATAACCTGTTCCCCATCTACCACCCATGATAAATCTGACATCTTCATAGTCTTCCATCTGCCATTCTGCTGGTTCTTTAAGTAAAATATCCATGTATTCACCAGCAAATAAACTCAACCAAATACCTTCTCTAAGATATTGTCTCATTTGCTGTACATAATTTTTACTGGTATTTAATTTAGAGTTTGCGTGTCTTACATTGTTTCTTACTTGTTTCTTCAGATATGTTTGAAGATCTGTTTGCGTTTTAATCCACCTCTTTACATTTTCATGATGAAAAAAATCTTCTTCATCTAATTCTACAACATTTTTAGCAATAGATTTATTTTCAGCAGGTTTCTTTTTTGCCCTTGCTGCTTTTAGTCTTTCTGCTGCTTTTGCTTTTTGTTCAGGTGTCATTATCCCTCTCTTTTATTAAGTTATAATTTTATTTTCTACTTCAACCACACCACCAGTATACTGGTTATAATTATTTTTCATGTCTGTATGTGGTAATACTTCAGAAACAATATGTGCGTTCTTAACTTGAATTGTTTCTTCATCCCCATAAGGCATAAATGGTGTAAAGGCAATTCTTACCTCTTGACCAGATCCTGGCGATTGTTGCATAGGAACAATCACGAATGGTTTAATAAATGAAGTATGTGTATCTGTCATGTCACCCTTTTCAGTAATCACATCTTCGCCACTTGATAATCTAAAAATTTTAATATTTGCCATTAGTATAACCTTATCCTTTTTCCGTGATGATTTTTGCCTGCGGATTCTTTTTTCCATCTTCTTTTCGCAGAGTTCTTAGAGAGTCTTCGTCTTTCACTTCTACCGATATAGTGCTCTCTTTCCTTAACAAGATTTAATCTTCCGTCATCTTGTAATTTCTTTTTCAAAATTCTTAATGCCTTTTCGACATTATCCTTTTGTACTGTAACAGACATACCATCAATGGTAATCTGTTTTATATCTTTATTATAATTTGCTTTTCTAACTTTCTTCACCGACACCTCCATCGTATCTGTATAGTTCATCGTAGTTTCCATGTTCACCAAATCTATAATGACCATGACCCAAATATTGTAATCCCCATGGAGAAAACCATCTTTCTCCAGCAATATAATAGATACCCAAAGATCTTAGGTATTCTTCACCAAAGATTTTTTCTAACATCATAATCCCCTGTGTTCAGATAATTTTTCTACTGCTTGAAAAACTAAATTGTCTACAGTTTCAGTGCCTTCGACTCTTAATTCTTCTAAGACTGTCATAAAATCGTCAACTGACATAGATGTTACTTCATCTAATAAATCTTCTTTTACTTTTTCATTGTTTAAATTACTCATATTCACCTCTATAATATTCTGTTACATAACACTCATCACCAAAGTTCTCATCTTCAAAATCAAAATCTTGTTGACAATAATAATTATCGCCACCAGCATAATCATCTAATGCTACTTTAGCATCTCTATAATTATAGTATGAACCCAACATAAATGCCATACCATTTTTATTTTTTTTCATAAATCTGACTTCGCCACCATCCCAAGACTCTAAGAACATGTCATCCTTCTCATACAAGACTTGATATTTAGAACTCTCAAAACTGTGACTATAATTATTCATCATCTTTTGAAAATCGCTTTTTGGTTTACTCATAATATCTCTCATTTATTTACTTA